CACAATGAAATTTGAAGCGATTAAAGGGTTAATCGGTGCGGTAGCACCTACCCTTGGTCAAGCCCTTGGTGGGCCTCTAGGGGGCGCTGCGGCACAAACCATCGCCAGTGTGCTGGGTTGCAAGCCTGACGAGAGAAGCATTGCCAATGCAGTGCAATCGGCTACCCCAGAGCAGTTAGCTGAGATTAAAAAGGCTGAACTAGATTTTCAGGTTCAGATGAAGAAGTTAGATGTAGATGTATTCGCACTGGAAGCAGAAGATGTACAACACGCTAGGACAGCGTTTAAAGGTGATTGGACGCCAAAGTTTATTGCGGTTGCGTGCGTCATTTTCTTTGGTGGGTACATTGCACTGGTTACGATTCAAGATCCTTCTGCGAATGACGATGGGATTGTTAATCTTGTTCTTGGGTATTTGGGCGGTATCGTCTCATCTATTATCAGTTTCTACTATGGCGCATCACACAAGCACGAATAATGAATAGACTAGTAAACATGTTAAAGCGGCACGAAGGCGTTAGAGATAAGGTCTATATGTGCTCTGCGGGTTACGAAACTATTGGTGTTGGTAGGAACATATCAGAATCTGGCCTTGGTCTTTCTGAAGACGAAATAGATTACTTGTTGAATAACGACATAAAACGTTGCCGCGAAGAGTTGACGATTGAATACGAGTGGTTCTCAAAGCTAGATAGTGTGCGTCAAGAAGCCTTAATAGACCTGTCATTTAATATTGGTCAGACCAAATTACGTAAGTTTGTTAAAGCCTTGGGGCACATGGCTGATGGTAACTACGAAGAGGCTGGACAAGAGTTCTATCGTAGCCGCTGGGCAGAGCAAGTAGGTGACCGATCATTAGAAATTTGCCAGATGATTAGTTCTGGGGAGTATCAAAAACGATGAAAACGTCTCATGTACCCAGAGTAAACGACGCAGGTAATGTTGAACCCGCGCACACCATTGAGATTTTATGTGCCGAATGTGGATATGATATAGACGAAAGCGAGTTAGAGGCAGATACTTGTTCTGATTGCGGTGCTTCACTAAACTTGAAGCAGAATACGTCTATTGTAGTAACAACCCTACCGCCAGCGTTTGGCGAATCAATGTGACGGGTTATGTATGCCATTACAAAAATTAGCGTTAAAACCGGGGGTTAATCGAGAGAATACCCGATACACCAGCGAAGGTGGGTGGTACGAATCCGATAAGATTCGCTTTCGGCAAGGTACACCGGAAAAGATTGGTGGGTGGCAGCGTATATCGGATGCTACCTTTCTTGGTGTCTGTCGATCCTTGTGGAACTGGGTCACGCTAGGCAGTCAAAACCTGATTGGTGTCGGCACTAACCTGAAGTTTTACCTTGAGAATGGCGGCGCATACAACGACATAACACCTTTACGTAACACCGTAAGCCTTACTGACCCGTTTACTACCACCAATGGTTCCCCTACGGTAAGTGTTGTAGACGCTAATGGGGGTTACATTTCAGGTGATTTTGTTACGTTTTCGGGTGCTTCTGCTGTTGGTGGGCTTACCCTAAACGGCGAATATCAAATAACCGTCGATACCACTGCGTCTAATACTTACTTCATAACAGCTTCTAGTAACGCTACTTCTACGGCAACTGGGGGTGGTACCGTGTCTGCCGCCTACCAAATCAACACCGGAGCGGCTTATGTAATACCTTTAACAGGTTGGGGAGCAGGGTCTTGGGGTGCTGGTGTATGGGGCACTGGTGGTACGTCTGACACGGAGATACGCCTCTGGTCACAGGCTAATTTTGGTGAAGATCTATTGTTTGGGCCGCGTGGTGGGCCTATATATTACTGGGATGCCACGTCAGGGCTTACCTCTAGGGGGGTATTACTCTCGTCCGTATCACCTGCTACAGCTAACGTACCGACCGTACAAGACGTTATTTTGGTATCAGATATCAGCCGGTTTGTGTTTTGTTTTGGTTGTAACGCGTTGGCTAGTGGCACTAAAAACCCCATGTTAATCCGTTGGTCAGACCAAGAAGACTCTACCCAGTGGACTCCTGCGGCAACAAACCAAGCAGGTAGCCTACAGCTATCTAGAGGCACTGAGATCGTAGCGGCTAAACAAGCTCGTCAGGAAGTCCTAGTGTGGTCAGATTCGGCCCTATATGCCCTCCAGTACGTCGGTGCCCCAGTGGTATGGGGAGCGCAGCTTGTAGGTGAAAACATCTCTATAGCCTCTCAAAATGCGGTAGCGTACGCCAACGGTGTGGCCTACTGGATGGGTGTGGATAAGTTCTATAAGTACGATGGTCGCACCCAACCACTAACTTGTAATCTCCGTAAGTTTATCTTTAACGATTTTAATACTCAGCAGTATCGGCAAGTGTTTGCGGGGACTGTAGAGTCATACCATGAGATTTGGTGGTTTTATTGTTCTGCCGATTCACAAACAGCTAACAAATACGTTGTGTATAACTATCTGGATAACATTTGGTATTACGGCACAATGGATCGCACTGCATGGCTAGATTCGGGATTACGAGACTTCCCGTTGGCCGCGACTTACAATAACAATCTCGTGAATCAGGAAGAAGGCGTTGATAATAATGAGCTAGTGGACAGTGCGCCAATACACGCATACGCCACCACTGCCGAGTTCGATCTAGATGACGGACATCAATTCAACTTTATCTGGCGTGTACTTCCTGATATCACGTTTGACGGATCTACAACAGAGTCACCGAGCGCCGTTATGACGCTATTACCTATGCAGAACTCTGGCTCTGGGTACAACTCCCCTGCTTCGGTAGGTGGGTCAAATGATGGTACGATTACTCGGTCTGCTGTGTTACCTATAGAAAAGTTTACCGGACAGCTCAATACGCGGGTTCGTGGGCGGCAGATGGTGATGAAGATTGAGTCTACCGGATCGGGCGTAACATGGCAGTTAGGCTCACCTAGACTAGATATGCGACCTGATGGACGACGATAATGGCTGGAGACAACACCAGATATGACGTTCCGTTCCGTGCCCCAGCACTGCCCTATGCCCCACAGGTATACGATCAGGAGTCATTTGAGCAGTTTAATAATATACTTAGGATATACTTTAACCAGCTAGACAACGCGCTGAGAAACGCTATGGCCATCCAAGAACCGTACGAATTACAAGTATCTAAAGGCCAAATAGCTGGGGCCAGTGCGTTGTATAAGTTTGGATACAACCCCGACATTAATGGCACGGAAGAGACAATTTGGTCGCAGGGTGGTGATGTGACGTGGCCTACAGCGGCTTTTACTGCGTTTATCAGCAGTTCTAGTGCAGCAGATACTAGTGCAGGTACGGGTGCACAGACCGTAACCATTCAGGGGTTAGACGAGAATTACGAAGTTAAAAGCGTTACGGTTAATATGAACGGCCAGACTCAGGTACAAATTGGTGATGCCTCTAGCTGGTTACGCGTCAATCGTGCGTTTGTTGCTACGGCTGGGACAGGGGGCACCGCTGCCGGTACGCTTTATATAGCTGATAGTGGCGCTACTTCTGGGGTTCCAACAGGAACTATTTACGCAAGCATTACAGACGGTAATCAAACGCAGATGGCGGTATACACCGTCCCCGCTGGATATACGCTTTATATTGATGATTTAGTCTTCACCGCTGCCATATCACAGGCTAACAACTACGCTACGGTCAAGTTTGATACGAGAGACTTTGGCTCAAACGTGTTCAGGACAAAATTCATTAACGTACTGCAAAGCAACGAACTAGTGATTGACTTTGAGTTTCCTTTGGCGTTTTCTGAAAAGACAGACATGGAATGTCGTGCTGTAACTAGCAATACAAACAACCAGATCGGCGCATCATTTCAGGGGGTGCTAATAGCAAACTGATATGATGGTCGTAGATAGCAATAAAACAGGCCCAATTCATCCTAATATTATACTCCCGTTAGTGGCAGCTCAGTTAGAAACTCCTGACGTGCCGTGGCAAATAGCTACTGGAGATGTATTACGGGAGATGAAAAGACCTACAGTAGATGTAAAACAGTTCGGGAATACTTTATTTATCGGAGAAGTGTGCGGCAATAGTATGGTTGGTAGAGCATTAAATATAGACAAAGCTAGGAATTTTGTGCGGAGTATGTTGCAGTATGGTGCATACCTCCAAAGCAAAGGCATTACAGAATATACAACCTATTTTGACGGCACCACTCTATTATCAGCGATGCGTATAATTAAAAAACATATTAACGGGTTAGATACTAAATTAGCCGTAAACAAAGTAAAAAAAGATAAATATAAAGTGATTGTTAATCTAGGTAATGACAATATTCGTTGGGAACATAACTAATGGGGTCTCAAAGCGAAAGTAATAAAGAGTCTATAAAAGAAGACCTCAGAACGTATTTGCCCGGATCATTTATAATTGATCTAAGCGGAACCTCTAAAATCTTATCTGATGCTGCTAGTCTATATAATGCTACAAACTTAACTCGTCTCATAGCATTAACAGCAAATACTGATTCATACTGGGATATGCCGTTTTCTCCAAGCGATTTTCCTAGCGTAGCAGATATAGTAGGTATGTTGGGGATGCAATTTGATTCCTTAACTACAGATGTACAAGATGCCCTTACCAATCTAGATCCTACCAGTCCTGCGTTTACAGATTTTTTAACTAATAAATTTCCGGGGCAAACAGTAGAAGTAATGCAAGAGCTTACAGGGGCCAGTGATGCCGAGATGGCTACCTATTCCTTTCTAGTTCTAGAAAGAGCAAAAGTTCAAGCTGCGGAAATGTTGGGTATCGATCCAAGTATTCTAGATTACGGCTCTCATCCCGGAGGGTATCTAGGGTGGCTACAAGATTCGTTTTCTGATCCCGATACGCAAGATGCACTTAATAAAATAAATACCGAAGCTAACGCTATTGTTAACGGAGAAATAACTCCTGTACGCCAAGAATATATAGATCAACAAAATGAAATAGAGGCTCAAGCACAAGCAGAAGCAGATCGTTTAGCTGAAGAAGAAGCAGAAGCAGAACGCATAAGGTTAGCTGAAGAAGAAGCAGAAGCAGAACGCATAAGGTTAGCTGAAGAAGAAGCAGAAGCACAACGGTTAGCTGAAGAAGAAGCAGAAGCAGAACGCATAAGGTTAGCTGAAGAAGAAGCAGAAGCACAACGGTTAGCTGAAGCAGAAGCAGAAGCAGAACGCATAAGGTTAGCTGAAGAAGAAGCAGAAGCAGAACGCATAAGGTTAGCTGAAGAAGAAGCAGAAGCAGAGCGGTTAGCTGAAGAAGAAG